AGTAGAGGCAGCAAGGTCCGGCGGTTTGTAACTTGGGCCGCACATTTGCGGCTGACCCCAAGGAATGCAGGAGTAATCTTTAGCCCAGTCATCTTTGGCAAACAGCATTACGCTGTGAGCCAGAACCATTGATGTATTAAAATCTATATTCATACTCCTCCTTCAAAAATCTCGGTTTTCCAAATGGGATTATATCCAAACTTCTTCATATATGAGTTGTATGGACTATTCTCATTGCAAGCTATGAAATACTTAGGAAACCCTTTTGTCTCCATAATAGAGTCATAAACCCGTTTGAGGTGCATACTGTCTCTGGCCGACACTTTTTCGGTGTGATTCCAAAGAAGCAGGACAGGCACCCTTCCAAAAGATGACGCACCAATGATCTCGCCATCTCTTTCAACCACATGGGTTGGGTGAATGATCGAGTCGTTGTTTGCCCGTGCAGCTTGAAGAGCTTGAGACTCTTGCTCAAGCGTTTGTATCATTCGTACTCTCGGGAATGCGTTCATTGTTGGGGTCTGACCGAATCGACGAATCCGGAGAGAATGGTGGATTGCAGAGACAAGCGACCAGCGTCTGCGGTTACCTTGAATTGCAAAGTATTCCAGCGGCCTTGGCTGATCAGGTTGTAAGCCTTCAGGAACTTCTGGCTTGAGGTGATCGCCAGCGCGGAATCGAGCGTCACGAATGTGTCCGACATATCCTTGGCCAACGACACCGCGGCGGTCGTGGTTGCGGTAGTGTACGGGTTATCGAAGGCGAACTGAACGCTGTACCCGATCTTGTCGGGGATGGGTTCGTTGAGGTTGTAAGCCTTGGTGATCACCGTGGATTCGTAATTCGCACCGCCATCGGTGTATGCGGAGCTTGAGACCGGATTCAGTCGGCTGTTCGGGAGGTAATCGTTGAAGGACCAGACCTGGCCCGCTCCCGCTGATACCGAGACGATATCGCCGGCAAACATGAGGACGGGTCCAAATGTTGAGAATGAGGTTGGGATGAAGTCGTTTACGATCCAGTTGTCCCAGTAACCAAGCCAAGAGCGGGCCAATGAGTGGTACACGATGACCGCGTTGTTCTCGTTGAGCGCACCTTCGAGGGCGATATCGAGGCTGTTCTCGGTCAGGAGCGCGTACTCGGTTTCGATTCCGAGGATCGCTGGTTCCTCGGTAACGAACGGAACCGCCAACAAGTATCGGTTGTTCCAGAACACACCGTCGCAGAGATCGAGCTTGGTCTTGTCGATTCGACTGATGAGGTCGTTGATCGGGCTGGAGAGCGCGAGACCTACGCTGGTCTGGGTACCGGCTTGGATCTGCTGGAGAGATCGGATGCCGTCGCGGGAGAAGAAGAATACGTCAGGACCAACCGCGGTGATGGACCGGTGCGATGAGCAGCCGATATTGCCGCTGATGAGTGATATGGTCCAATCGGCAGCATCCTGCGTAGGATCGGCATTTACGCTCCAAATAGAGCGTTCCTTGAAGACGATGAGTTGATAGCCGAACCAAGAGTAGAGTCCCTTGATTGGATCGCCATCGCCACCGATCCGAAGAGACCCGAGAGGATCCCAGGATTCTCCATCGAGGATATCCGAGAAGTAGAGGGTATCGGGCTGGATGGATGTATCCGCGGAAACCGCGAACAACCGATTGGTATGGGTGGTTAGATAGATTGGCTTGGCAGGAGGCGTGAGCGATACAAAGGCTTTGGCGTGAGACGAGGCGGCAGGAGAAATAGTAATCGCTGGAGCGGTCGTATAGCCGCTTCCAGGATTGGTGATCGTTATGAATACGAGATTACCATCGTTGGCAACAACAGCGGTTGCCGTAGCCGTGATGCCGCTGGGAGGGGCTGCAACGGTTATCGTTGGAATGGAGCCGTGATTCGATCCCTGATTGATGACATCGATGCGGCTGATCTTGCCGGCTGTGGTCGAGCTGTTGAGGTTTGAGCTTGAGACGTACTTCAGCGTTCCGAGACCGTCCGAATAAAACAATTTGTCATTTAATTGCGCAAAATAGACGTAGGAAGCGGAAGCGTTGAGCGTTGAACCTGAAATCAGGTTGTAGGAAACGCCGGGTGACCCGTAGTAGAGGCTCTTGGTAGAGGTGCTAAGGTCATTAACAGCGATGACGAGGCGTTCGGATGCGGCTGTATCGAAGTAGAAACCGGACAATACCGTCGCATTGATGGGAAGATTACTGCCAAAGTTGGAAGTCGTTGACTCCCAGTTGGTAACGATGTCTTCCCAATTGGCGGTGATGCTGTTGCCTGCCAGTGAAACGGCTCCTAGACGGGTGACGAGATTGCCGAAGTCGTCATAGTCCATGTTGATGGCCGATTCCATGCTGGTTGCAGGAATGCCATCGGGACGAGTGGCTGAAATTACGCCCGTTGAAAACCCAGTGCTTCCATCCAGAAGCATCTGGTCATCGAGAGCATCTGAGGATTGGAATGGCATGGCGGATTACAGGATGTCTTGGAACGTGTAATCGTACAAGCTATCTGGGATGATGCGGCTGATTTGCTGTTGTTGGCCGCGTTCCATGTCTTTCATAATGGATACCTGAGCGGCTCCTTCTTGGAACTTGGCTTGGGCTTTACCGTACTGCCGAGAGTATTCGAGGAGATCGCCTTCAGTGTAGGCCATTAGAGCGTTCTCTACGCCTCGCAACTCAAAGTTGGTATCGTTGGAGATGGTTACAGCCTCACCGAACTGCCGCATCTGCGACTGTTTCTTGGCAAGGATGAACAAGGTGCCATCGGCATTGGGCGTGGGAACGAGCTTGATGCGGGGAACACCGGCCTCGCCATAAGCTCCACCGATTAATCGGGTCCAGTTAACGAAGTTACCGGGGGTGGATTTACGGCTATCGACGTTGTTCCAGGTGTTAGGATCGAGCTGGAAGAACGAGACCCATTCCGCGGCGGGCACCTCGATGCCATCGGTATCTCCGGTGACCGTGAAGCGGATGGCTACGGGGAAATCGATGAAGGTGTTGTAACCGGTACCTGAAGCGTATGCGGATGTGACGTAATCCGAGAGGGTGATCATCTCATCGCCGGCGGTGACTGGATGAGAGATAATGCCGAGGGTATCGTTCCACAGGCAGGAATCCCAGATCATCGAGTAGCGGCGGATACAGAACTTCTTGGCCAACGCGATGGTAGCCGAGTCTGTGAACGACAGCTTATCGCAAGCCGCTTGAGCCGCTTCGGAGGGTTTCATGCGAAGTATTCTTGCAAGATCATTGAGGAGCTGGTGCGGGCAAGGCTGTCAGCGTTAACTCCATTAGTAACATCTTGTAATGTTCTGTTTACCCATATTGATGGGAAATTCGTTGGACCAGTGGCGTACAAATGGATCTTGTAAGTAACAGCGGATGCGGATGCCGGTGAATCAAGAATCTGGATGAATTGACTAGTGAAAACACTTCCACTAGTAGATCCAGTGCTATTTAAAGGAGCAATGCCGTACAACAATGAACCTACGTTATTTGATCCAATTTCCGTTCCATTACGAGTTATTCTGAATGCTCCGTAGGATAAGATTCCGGAAACTCCAACGTTGATAGCTATAGTAACCAACACCGTTGAGGCTGTGGATCTAGGAGTAATCGATGTGGTAAGCACCGTTATCTCAGTTCCTGATCCAGCACTTGTGGCAACAAACGGACTTCCTCCAGCGGTGGAGTCTTGATAGAGAGTTTGTTTTACTTGAGGAGCATTGGAAGCACTTATCCCCAATGAACTGGCGGGAACAACCTTAACCTTGCTAGAATCGTTTGCGTCAGTGATCAGCACCTTGTCGGCGGCAAGATCTATTGTAGCACTAAGTATATTTGGAACCGTGATCTGATCTGAAAGAATAACTACAAGATCTGCCGGTGCGGATCCAAGCGTTGTGTCCCCGTTAACGGTTAGGTTTGCCGCCAGCGTTGCATTGCCGGTCACCCCAAGAGTAGTCCCAACGGTAGCGGCTCCGGTTACGCCAACGCTTGCTAGTGTGCTTGCTCCGGTTACCCCGAGAGTACCGGTAACAGCGGTGGCACCGGTCAGTGTGGATGTTCCAGTGACCGCAAGGTTTCCTGGTACTGTGAGGTTGCCGGTGAGCGTGGTTGCTCCGGTGACATTGAGCGCACCGCCTATGGTTGCTGCACCGCTCGTAGCGAGGCTTGATAGGTTGGTAGCCCCGGTGACAGCCAAAGTACCCGCAATGGCCGTGTTGCCGCTTGCAGCAGCCACTGTGAGCTTGTCAGCGGATACTCCTACGCTGAAGTTGCCTTTGCTATTGACTGCGGCATTGGAGATCTCAAGTGCAGAGTCATTGCCGCTGCCGTCGCTGATGGCTTTGAGCGATGCGCCTACGGTGGAGTTGTCGGAGTTCTTGAGTAGGCCAGTGTAGGTCGATGCAACGCTACTGCCTG